CAATCAGCTTGTTGCGATCATCACCGCGACCAATAGCCTCAAGGCCAGTAACAGCCTTAGCAGTAATGGGATCTTTACCGCCAGATGTTTTAGGCAGGCTTGGGATCTTGCCTTGCTTCTTAAGAACAAACATAAGACGCCGCACCATAGGTAGCTGCAACTCTTGGGTAAGGATGGAGTAAAGGCCACCAATGCCAGCCTCCAACTCTTGACTCATAAACCTAATCTCTTCTGCTGTTACCCTTTCGCCTGGTCGTTGGATGGCAGTGTTTAACAGGAAAGCAAACTGCAACCTGTTCTCAATGCGATCAATCACACTGTTAGCAATGCTTAGATCCTGTGCCTTTTGGCTTTGAATAACAGTTACATCTGCTGCATTGCCTTGAATGATTGCACCGTTCATAGCGTTAGCTATGGTGCGCGGCCTTGTTGTGCCGTTGGGATTAACAAGGAACAAGATCTTAGCTGCAGCAGCAGAAGCTTCCAGCACTGCTTGGTATAAAGCCTCAAGGGCTAGCAGGTCACCGTAGTATTCCTCGATGTAACTGCGGCCATACTCCTCGCCATCTACACGGTTAAACCGTAGTGGTATCCAAGGAGATACATCCTTCTTGCTCATGCCATGGCTGTTAGGTATCTCCTTGCCCTTTACTTCTTGATACCAATGAACCTCATCCCCCTCGTTGTGGATGATGGTGTACATCTTGACGGTCTTCTCGGTGTACATACCGTTATCGCCGTCTTCATATTCATTGCCGTACTCAGTTAGAAAATCTTCAGGCAATGCGCCTGGATAAATCTCCTCTTCAACAATGATGTGTTCAATGTGACCCATTGGATCACGACACAAGGCATAGCTGTTGAGGTGGTACACACGGAAGCCATCCTCTGCCACATAAAGCAGAGCGTTACCACCTACTAGCAAATGCTTAAAGGCTTCGTGCATGGCAGCCCGACCGCCGTTCACCTCCATCGCTTGCATTACTGTGTTCTCTACAGCAACCAGCGCCCGTTCAAATTCAGACTTGGCCATTGCTTCAACTTCACCAGGCGCTGACTTCAATACCGCGTTATCTACGGTCAGCTTGAAGAAGCTTTGGTTAGGTGGGAAGAGAGTGATCAATAACTTACTGGCCAAGTAGTTAACGCCTCTTGCCCCCAACGATTGGTAAGGGGTGCGGAGAGAACCGCGATCTTTGTCCCCGTCGTCAGGTATCAGAGTCGGGATAGTGACACGGCTGCAATCCCTAGCCCTTTGTAGGTAGGCGTCTCTGTACCTTGAGAGGGACTGGTATCGGGCAGCCCCATTTAGCCCAGCGTCATCATCATCTGAGAACAAGCCCGATTGACGATCTACCTTGCCTGTTATTAATGCCTCCATCAGACGCTAGGAATAGAGAGGCCGCCAGCGCCGCCAGCTAAATCCTTCCGTAGTTTCTTGCGCCCTACGCCTGCTCTCATTGCTGCTGCTGGGGCTGCGCCGCCGCTTGTTTCTAACGCAGACCCTGCAACATCAGCAGATTTAACTGGGCCGGGTGGAGGTGGTGCCATAGCTATAGCTCTTTGCTCATCGTATTGAGCTTGCTGCCTTGCCATCTGTTGCTGTGATTCTTGCCTCATTTGATTTTGCTGGTTGATCTCGTTAATTTCCCTGGCATAATCAGCCGCTTTTTTCTTTGGAGCCTTAGCGCCGCCTCCCATGCACATGATCTAAGCCTCTAGGTTGTCTTGCTGCTCACAATAGACGCTGCTTAAGACCTTAACAACATGGGCGCAGCCAGCTTGGAACCAGATAGTTCTATCTTCGTCATCCAAGTCCGGGCATTTGTCAGGGAACAATTGATCCAGCATTGTTATCAATGGCTTATCAATTGTGGGCCACGTCTCGTCCGGGTATTGGTCGTTCATTGGTGCAGCGCCATCGGTTCCCATAACTTTACAGTGCTTGTTGCGTAGTCGTAATCACTATTGCGAAGTATGCGTGACAACCTGGCATTAAGCAAAGCGTCATTGAATGTTAACCCAGCTTTCTTGTAAGCAGCGCAAACTAACGCCCACATTTCAGGCAATGTAGCGGCCCCTTCTAAAATTTTTGCAGCAGTTTTTGGACCGCAACCTTTTATGCCTGGGTAATTGTCAGCTGTGTCACCAGTCAAAGCTTGCAACATCCAAAAGGTATCAGCTTCTATTGGGGTAATGGTAAGCAGCGTGTCGTCTACTAATAATTTGCCGGGTATAGTACGCATGTCTTTATCAATAGCCACAATGATAGGGTCTTCGTATTCGTTGTTAGTTGCTAGCAACCCAAGTACATCATCGCCTTCCAGCGTCGGCATGATTCTTGATTCGTAGTTGTCACTGCACCATGAGCGCGTTGCCTTAAGAGCTAAAGGCTTGCGCTTACCTATGCGAGTAGCTTTGTACTCTGGGTATAGCTGCCCCCTAAAGCTGGGGTAATCGCTGAAGCACATAACAACCTTGTCATGCAAGGTAAATCTTTTCCACTCAGCAATCTTGTTTGTCACGTAAGCCCTAACTGCAGATGGCTCTGAATGCAGGGTGTGGATGTATTCATCCCACTTAATCTCAGTCTCAGCTGCACAGCAGCCTACATAAATTAACCAGTCAGCATCAATTAGTAGTGTCATTGGGTGGGTTGTAAGTAAGAGTGCCGTTAAAGATAAAAGAAGTTCTTAGTCGTCCAACGTCGCGAGTGTGCGACACAGCTCCAGTAGGTATTGCCACCTCTGCTGTGTACCAGCGATGATTGCAACTAGGACAGAGCCTCCTCCTAATAACAATGTCAAGCAGATCGTCAGAACGAGTACGAGGGATGAGAGTTTTTGTGTGTCCACAGTTAGGGCATTGCATTAGAAGTAACTTGATAACGGTTTGACTAGCCTACCTTTCACGCTGTCGTAGAGGATCTTGTCGCACAACCCAGTCTCTCCGCTAAACCTATTCTTTAATACTCTTAGTTGTAACTCATTGCGTTCGTGTGCTTCCCCTTGCTGGTTGCGTTCAGCACCAATCACCATGTCACTTAGTTGGGCTATAGCGTGGCTTCCTCTCAAGGCGCTCAATGTAGTAGGCGCTCCTTCTTCATGGCCCCTTCCTTCAGGTCGTTTCAAATGCGACACAAGAATAATGCCTACACCTGACTGCTCAACCACTTGCCGTAACTTGGTGCATGTCACATCAATGGCCCGGCGTTCATCTATATCAGCTAAACCACTAACCAATATGGTTAAGTGATCAAGGATAACTACATCGCAACCTTCACCATCTGCCATGTATTTAATCTTGTTGATTAAATGGTCAGGCTCCATGCTGCCAAAGTGATCATACAAATAGCAGCGGCCACTCGCTAACAAAAAATCAAACGCAACTCTTATCTCTTCTTCACTAGCTAAGTTCTGATCTAAGTGTATTGGCTTATTTAATTGAATGCCAATCAAGCCTTGCATAGTGCGCTTGATGCTTTCCTCTAAAGCTATGTACCCAACCTTCATGCCATTCATCAGAAAGTGGTGAGCCCATTCCCTGCAAATGCTGGACTTACCTATGCCACTGCCAGCGCATATAGTTACCATCTCACCCTTCCTAAACCCACGAGTCATGGCATCTAACGCAGGCCATGGGTAAGTACACACCGCCCCTGCCTGTGGTTTGATCAGCTCATCCCATAGCTCAGAAGCATTAACTATTCCATCAGGCCGAGAAGGCGTAGCCTTCCATAGCAGATCTCTAAGTACATCCCCTTCGTTGTTAAGCAACATCTCGTTTGCATCCTTGCGGGGCAACCGACAGATCGCAGCCTTACCCAATGGCAAAATTGTCAGGGCATCAGTCGCTGCTTTTTCTCCTGGTTCGTCGCTGTCAAAGCAAAGGACGATCCGTTCAAACTGACTAAGCCATTTGGTATTAGCAGCTAAATATTTTTTGGCTGATTGCGCACCATTAGGTAGGGATACGACTGGGTATTTATTGCCTTGCACTTGACTAACCGACATAGCATCAATCTCGCCCTCAGTAATTACACAAAACTTCTGGGCTCCACCACCTATGCCTTGCCGCCATAGGTGCTGACCCCATAGCTGCATGTCCTTGACTTCGCCTAACCATTGAAAGCGCTTGTCCTTATCTCTTAGGTGTTGAGCTACTACCTTGCCGCTTTGATCCCTGAACTCTGATACCTGTACCTGCCTGCCATGGTGATCAGCAACGCCGTAGTTAAATAGCTTTGCTGTCTCTTGGGTAATGTTTCGCTTAGGTATAGCTTTAATAGATACAAACTCTATTAAAGGTTTGTCGCTGGAATAAACTTCTTGTACTACCACAGGGGTTTCTTCTTTAGGTTGGATCTGGTGGCCACAACCAAAGCAATGGCTATGGCCGTCGTCATACACAGCAAGGTTGTCCTTACTGCTACAGGCAGGGCACGAATCATGACGTAGGAGTTTAGATGGCATCGGTAAACCAAGTGGTGGGGATGTGGCCATGGCACCAGGGAAACTTATGGCGCTCAGCCCATTGCCAATAAGCAAGTGAGTTAGGTGCCTTAGATAATTTCAATTGTGCGTTCATGAAACACAACCGAATGTCAAGCAATGGGTACTGATCTTTAATAGCCAGCATCTTGCGTCGATCATCAGAACCAAACAGCCCTTTGGTTTCTACTACCACCCCATTAGGCAGGAAAAAATCAGGGGTGTACCTAGCTGTGATTGTGTAGCCAAAGCTTTGCGCTTCATACTTGAATGCAAAGCCACGTTTAAGAACAGAGGCAGCAACAGCTGCCTCGTATTTGCTGCGGTACTTAGAAGAGGGCGTCGTCTTCTTGGATTGGTTCAGCATTGAATGGGACTGCTGGGGTGGCTGCCGCCCCTTGCGTCCACCCCCCTTCCTCTGAGCCAAAGCCATGGGAACCTGCGTTTGCACCAGATTCCACAAGCTTAAGGATCTGAGTTGCTTCTAACCTTAAGGTTACCCCTGCTCCCAAAGCTGCTGTCCAAAAAGGAGCAGCCTTAAAAGCAACCTTGCCTTCAGTGCCAGACCACATAGCAGGGATCTGCCCATGCGGAACAGCCTTGCCTTGTGCATCAAACATGGCAGGCTTCCGTGACCATGGCCTGCCTTCCTTATCAATGCCGCTGGCCTTGGACTTAGCTTTTAAAACTAAACAAGCCAGGCCATTGGCATCTTCAAATTTCCAAGGGGTGTCCACCAATTTAAACTTCTGTTGTGGGGCCTGCGCTTTAAGAGAAGCCTTGTGCTGCTCCATATATTTATCCAGATATTCTGCCAGTTGTTGCACCTCTGGATCGCTTGCATCCATGGCAATGATCACTTCGTAAATGCCACAAGCGTGGAATTTAGTATCAGGTTCTAATAACTTGGGGTACATAAATGTACCTGCAGGTGTAGTGAATTTCTCTGGCGCAATAAGGTTGAAGTTCATGTGATGAAATAGGAAGAGGAACGTGTTTGGTTTGTGTTGAGTGAACCCAACGCTGGTCGCGGCGGCAAATCCGCCACGACTTTAGATGGCAACTGCTTTAATAATTCATCAGTTATATCTTCCCACCAGTTACTAGCATATATATCAGAGAACGCATGACGCACTGCCTCACGCATCGTACTCATCTCGGCTGGCGTAGTAGCAAAGCAATCATGTATGCCACCAAAGTTAGTGACGCCTTCGTTCTTAGCGTAGATAGTAGTTAAAGCCATGTGACTAGCATCTAATGAATGAATAATGTTAGGGCTCAAGGCTGATGCCGTCTTCGTTTTATTTATCGTGTCGTTGTATTCGCCTGCTGTTACAAAACGAGTGACTGTTGATAGGTAGTTTAATTTAATCAGTCTTCTACTTATGTTAGTGTACTTGTGATGCACTAACAAACTGCTAGGGCTATGCCATTGCAACGCTATCTGACTAGCGCCAGCAGCTTTACCTATAAGCTTTAGCCAATCCATTGCTTTAACTGCAGGGCTAATATGCTTGTGTGTATAATCCATAAGAATATTGGTAAGGTAATACGATGCACTGTAAGCACCATCTTTAAACTTCCAGTTACTTATGTTGCCATACAATTCTTCTGTTCTTTCGTATGCCCATTGCATTACGAAACCAAACAAGGCATTGCGGCTAGCTGAGTAAGGGATCGTCATTACTATTGGCTTAAGAAGTGAACGATCAGGCTGTA